GTTTTAGGGGCAATTTTGCTTAAAAAAGAATGTTATGGCAGAACTAACCAATTCACAAAAGAAAGAATATGCCGGGGTGCTCTACCTGCGCGAGAACTTGACGCAACAGGAAATTGCGGAAAAGGTGGGCGTGAGCCGGCGGACTGTGGGCAAATGGATCGCCGACGGTAAATGGGAGGAACTGAAAGCCGGTATAACCATGACGCGCGAACAGCAGATCATGAACCTGCAACGACAGATTGCCGAGGTGAACCGGGTGATCGGTGAACGCCCCGTGGGTGAACGCTATGCAACAACAACCGAGGCGGCCACCATCGCGAAACTGTCAGCTGCGATTGACAAATTGGAGAAAGATGCCGGACTGAAAGACCTCGTGAGCGCCGGAACCCGCTTTTTGGTGTGGCTGCGGGCTGTCGATATCAACAAGGCAAAGGAGTTCGGTGAATTGTGGGACCGTTTTATCCGTAGTGCGATATGATTGCCGAGGAAAGGGAAGCCCTGCGCAGGTGGGAGTCGTTCTATCAGGACCTCATGGCCGACCTGCCTATGGAGCACAAGAACAGGACCGAACTGGAGAAGCATAAGGCTTATCTGGAGGCTCATCCGATCGAGTGGATACAATATTTCTTCCCTGAATACGCACAGAGCCAATTCGCCCCTTTCCATATCCGTGCCATAAATCGGTGCTTGAAACATGACGAATGGTATGAAGTTCTGAGCTGGGCGCGAAGCCTTGCCAAGAGCACGATTGTCATGTTCATTGTATTATTCTTGGTGCTGACCCTGCGCAAACACAATGTAATGATGACCTCTGCCACGCAGGATGCTGCAAAACGGCTGTTGGATCCTTACAAAAAGGAACTGGAAAACAATCCGCGTATCCGTGCCTACTATGGCGAACAGGTGGGTATAAACAAATGGACGGAAGAGGAGTTTGTCACCAAGAATGACGCAGCGTTCCGTGCCATCGGCTATGGCAATGCACCCCGTGGTTCGCGCAACAAGCAGTACCGGCCGGATGTGCTGCTGGTCGACGACTTCGACACTGATGAAGCCTGCCGCAATCCTGACCGTGTGAACGATATGTGGAAGTTCTGGGAAAAAGCGGTCTACGGGACTCGCGACCCGGCTGTACCCGTACTGGTGATTTTCTGTGGGAATATCATCGCCAAGGATTGCTGCGTGACCCGTGCCGGAGCGATCGCCGACCATTGGGATATCGTCAATATCCGTGACAAGGAGGGGCGTAGCACCTGGCCGGAGAAAAACAGTGAAGAGGCTATCGATGAAACATTGTCCAAGATCAGTGCATCCGCCCAGCAGACCGAATACTTCAACAACCCGGTAAGTGAGGGGGAAGTCTTTAAGGAACTGACATGGGGTAAAATCCCTCCGCTCAGTAAATTCAAATTTTTAGTGGCTTACGGTGACCCGGCCCCGGGAGAAAACAGATCAAAGAAAAGTTCCACTAAGACGCTATGGCTCATTGGCGAGCTGGACGGGGTCTATTACGTGATCAAAGGTTTTTTGGATCGTGGACTTAATTCGGATTTCATCGACTGGTATTTCCTGCTTGATGATTATGTGGGAGGGAAAGTTCCGCTCTACTGCTATATAGAAAACAACTCTTTACAAGATCCTTTTTTTAAGCAGGTCTTTATTCCGTTGCTTTCAGATAAGCGCAAGGAGCATGGTAAAAATATATCTATTCTTCCGGATGAAGAGAAGAAGACAGACAAGGCAACCCGTATCGAGGCCAATCTGGAACCGGCCAACCGTGAAGGACGCCTGGTGCTCAATGTGGCGGAAAAGGAAAACCCTCATATGCAGCGGCTCGCCGACCAGTTCCTGTTGTTTACCCTGCAACTGAAGTTTCCCGCCGACGGTCCGGACTGTGTGGAGGGTGGAAAACGAATTATAGATCATAAAATACAGCGTATGGCTCCACCGGTGACGATTCCGGCAAGGGCTTTCCGCGCTAAAAACAAATATAGACTATGACGCATTTTATTGACCCTGAAGACTATGATGCTACCGTACATCGCGACATTATAGACTCATTGACCCGTGGCGACAATTCGATCCTGGATATTTGCGAAGACCGGGCCATCGCAGAGATGAAATCATACCTGTCCGCCCGCTATGACGTGGAAAATATTTTCTCCGCCCGTGGAACTGAACGACATCCGTTAGTGCTGATGATGTGCCTTGACATTGCGACCTATCATATTTACTCGGTCGGCAATCCGCAAAAATTAACGAACGGTATCAGACAGAACCGCTACGAGCGTGCCGTCGAATGGATGAAAGGAGTTCAAAAGGGATCAGTCAGTATTAACGGGGCGCCTCTTTTAGAAGATGATCTGCAGCAGTCCCCCTTCTTTTTGAAAAGCAACCCGAAACGATCGACCCGTTTCTGATCTGATTTAAACATGGTGTAAATCGAATTTAAAAGCAATAAAACATGAGCCGAAAAAAGAAGAACAGGCAAATCACCTCAGGAGGCTTTTTCAACCAGCCTGCCGGAGGCAACACTATATTGATAACCCAGGCTGTCAGATGGAATCGCGAGATCGAGCATTTCCAAAAGGCAGTCAACGAAGCCGACCGGATAGATTTCCCTAACCGGGTAAAATTGTACGACCTCTACGAATCCATCCTGATGGATACGCACCTCACCAGCGTGATCGGCAAACGCAAATCGGCCGTACTGTCGGCAAAGATCGAATTCAACCGTAACGGTTCGCCCGATCAGACGATTAATGACATGCTCGAATCACCCTGGTTTTACGAGTTTCTGAACGACCTGCTTGATACCGGTCATTGGGGGTTTTCGCTCTTCCAGTTCCGCAAAGAGAGTGACGGATGGCTCGGATATGATCTGATCCCCCGCAAACACGTGGAGCCGGTCCGACAACTGATCCTCCGGATGCAGACTGATATTCACGGTACCCGATGGGACGATTATGACGATCTGCTGTTCGTGGGTAAACCGCGAGCTTTAGGCGATCTGGTGAAAGATATTCCCTGGGTGCTTTATAAACGGGGGGATGTAGCCGACTGGTCGCAGTTTGCCGAACTGTTCGGTCAACCCATCCGCGAATACACCTACAATGCCGGTGACGACTCACAACGATACAACCTTATCAATGATATTTTTGATAGCGGGGGGGCTTCTGTTTTTCTGCATCCGGAGGGAAGCAACCTCACACTGCATGATATCGGCAGCAAGAGCGGGACATCTGATCTTTATAAGGGACTGGCACAGTTTTGCAATCAGGAGATCTCAAAACACATCTTAGGCAATACGCTGACCACTGAAGCGGGAGAAAAGGGAACCCAGGCTCTCGGTTCGGTACAAAAGAAAGCGGAAGACCTGCTGCTGGAGCAGGACAAGCGGTTCGTGATGAATGTGCTCAACTATCAGATGACCGACCTGCTGGAGTCGTTCGGCTATCACGTGCGTGGAGGGAAATTCTCGTTTGTCTCACCCAAAAACACCGATCCAAAAAGTCGTGTCGAGATTATCTCGAAGCTCAGCGCTTTGGGTTTGCCTCTCGATCATGGCCAGTTATATGAAGAGTTTGGACTGAACATGCCGAAGGACTACGACCGGCAGATGGCCGAAAAAAGGGAACAGAAAGCAATACCGACAGCAGATCCTCTGCTCCCCGACAATAAATCAAAAAGAACAAAAACAAACGGGGGTAACAAGAAACATACCTTTGCCAACCTGCTGAGCCGTTTTTTCGGAGAGGCCCCCGAAGCGACCGGCAAGGGGGCTTTAGACTGGTGATGAACCAGCTCTACTATGAGTGTGACGAACCGATCATTGATAGCGGTGATGAAGAGGCTTTTGTCTTCAACAACAAAGTGTTGGAGGAGTTGATACGCAATATCTATCTGAAGGAGGTCGATGTGGTGAACGACATTGCCCTTGCCCCCTGGCATGAGTTCTGGCGCAGCTTCAACGAGGCTACCGACAAAGGAATCCGGTTGGCGGGATTCAATGAGGATGACCGTGGATTTTACCGGGAGCTTCGCTACAACAACGGTGTCTTTGCCGCCTTTCGCACCCACCGTCTGCAGAACGACATTGCCCGTCAGCTCTTGGATGAAAAGGGAGAGCTGAAGCCGTTCGAACGGTTCGCCTACGATGTGCGGACGCTGATCGCTCCGACACACCTCAAGGCATGGCTGCAGACGGAATATGCCACGGCGGTCAATCGGGCACGCCAGGCGGTGCAGTGGCGGCGTTTCGAGGCGAACCGGGAGGATCTGCCTTGCCTCAAATGGATCGAAAGTACAAGCATTCATCCGGGCGAGGACCACCGTGTGTTCTGGAACACCGTCCGGCTCATCGACGATCCGTTCTGGTCGAAGCACCGTCCGGGTGACCGATGGAACTGCAAGTGCGACCTGGAGGCTACAGACGAAGAGCCGACCGCGAACCCGCCCGAAGGTGGCGAAGCCGACCGTCCCAGCCCCGGACTCGACAATAACCCCGCCAAAGATGCCAGGCTCTTCAGCGATTCGCACCCCTATATCAAAAATGGATACGAGGGAGCAAGAGAGGCGGTGGAGAGGCTCATAACCGAACAGACGATTTTCGGAAACGGCTACGTATTCAAAGAGGATATCAAACGCCAACGAGCGGAAATACGCGAGTGGGCCAAGGAAAACCTGATCGGGAAACAGATGTCCGTTCCGGGCTTGGATATGCCCATCTCGTTCACCTCGACCGGGATCAAGGAGGCATTGAACCAGCCTCATAAGTATTTACTGGAAAAGAATGAGGCAGTAAGGTATATCAAATCGTTACTGGAAAAGGGGAACTATGTCCGTTTTGATCCGGATGTCAAGGATAACCAAATGGTAAAAGGATATCATTATTATAAGATAGAGATCAACAATGAACCTTCTTACGTAGTAATACGGGAATTAAAAACTGGAGAATTAATGTTTTATTCCATTGTCGAAAAGATAAAAAAGAAAGAGTGACCGAAAGCCTTTAGCGAAGGATATGCAATCCAACCCAGTACAATCGATCACTCTTCTTTTTGCAAAGGTAACAATATAATTTACAAGTCATCATTCATCAATCAAAATTCTCATGGATTTAAACCAACTAGTTCGCAAACTGGAACAAAAGAAGTCCGCCCTTGTTGCTTTCCGCGACAGCCGATGGCCGAAGCGGGTGGGCGAAATGGCGATCAGTCATTTCAAGCGCAACTTCCGTGAGGGAGGCTGGTGCGATAACGGTTCGGTCCAGAAATGGAAACAGACACGCCGGCAGGAACAGGGTGGCAAGGCTGCCTACTACAACCGTACCCCCTTGCTGAGCGGCAGCAACAACCTCTATGGCGGATTCACCTACAAGGCCGGTGCCGGTAAGGTCATCGTCTCGAACGAGGTGAAATACGCCCCCATCCACAACAACGGAGGAGTGGTCACCCACCGGATCACCCCACGCATGAGACGCTATGCCTGGCACCGTTTCTTCGAAGCCGCCGGAATCAAAAAAGGCGATTCGCCCAAAGTGCGCAAACGCAAAGAGTCTGCCATGAACCCGGCAGATTGGATGTGGAAAAGGCTCGCCCTGACCCCCAAACAGACTTCACGGGTACATATCCCGCAACGCAAGTTCATGGGGCACAGCAAAGAGTTGCAACAAAAGATAAACGAATACACTGAAAAGGAACTTAAAAAATTGATAGGAGACTTTTAGAATGGAAGAATTATTCAATTTGATACAAACTGCCGTAGCTGACGGCATGCTTGAACTGACTTTAGTGGATGAAGATTACGGGCAACTGCAGACCGACGAAGATACCTACCCGGTCACGTTCCCCTGTGTGCTGATCAGCGTGGACAAGGTGGATTGGGAGACAGTCACCGACGATTACCAGCGTGGAACGGCCCAGATCATCGTGAAGCTCTGCATCGACTGCTTTGATGACACCCATTACACGAGTGGAACGGCCGGTAAGGTGGCGGAACGTATCGCAATGTTCAAGCGGTTGCATGAGATTGTACGGCATGTGGAATCGGAAAAGGCGACGGAATTGGAACGCACCGGGTCGCGCTGGTATTCATTGCCGGGAGCCATCAAAGTGTATGAGAGTACCTACGAATGTATCATGGATGAAGAACCGGCCTGATACTGGCTATCCACCGGGGAAGAGCGTGAGTTGACGGGCGTTGATCCGCGGCTTGCGAACTTTCGGAACCGGTTTCACTTCGATATCGGTCAGTTTGTCGCAGTTTTGACGGATGATGGCCATGATGCGGGCTTCCGAGATGAAGAACTCCTGTTCGGAGAGGATCTTCAGGGCATCGTCAAACCGCCGGCGCTCGATCTCCGTCCAGTAGTAATATCGGCGTATCAGCGTTTCATCGCGCAGCGATATCAATCTTTTGTTTCTTCCCTTAGACATGATGGCACAAACTCTTTATCGCAAAATTACATATTTCCAATTGAATAACCTTCTTTCCCAGTCAAAAACATATCCGCCCCCCTGTTCCCCTCGCCCTTTCTATATTTACTCCCAAAATGATTATTTTTGATTTTTCC